AAGTTGATGTAGAAATCCATCATCTGTAGATACTTATTAACCTGTTGGTTGATGAGTGGAAGATACTTATTGATAATCTTAGATTTTACTCCCCCGTCTTTTAGAAGACTATAGGTGAAGTCGTGATAGAAGACATCTTCTTTCTTCTCAGCCAACTTATCGTATGTAGTTTTTAGGTTTTCTTTGAGTTCAGCTAATTTGTCATGCTCAGTATTTCTGTTTGCAAGTTGGTCGGTAATTCTTTGAATTTCCGATTCCAGATCTCTGACTTGTCGTTGACATCCAGCGATCTGAGTATTGTTTTTAGAAATACCATGTGTGAGTGTTGAGATCTCCTTAGTGAGTGAGGTGAATAGACGCTCTCGCTCCTCCTCCTTATTAATCGCTTGTTCTAGTTCTTTGAAACCAGACTGCAACTCCTTAGCTTTATTTTGAGCGTCTTCAATTTTATTTAGTCTAAACTCCTCCTGGATTGGCTGCGTACATGTAGGACATGATACATTTTCACTAAAAAATTTATGTTCCTTAGTAATAGTTGATACTTTATGGGAAAGTTTGCCTTTAATGTCACATAACTTCCTTAATTTTTCTGAAGCTCCTGTGTAATTTTTGAGTTGATTTTCAAGATCATCCAGTTCTTCCATGAGTTTGACATTGTCATTCATGAAGTCATTTTCTTCACTCAGGAGAGTACCAATCTTAGTTTCTTTGTTTTTGATATCAGACTTACCATTGTCTTCAATCTCTTTAATGAACCTCTCTTGCATATCAATCTTATCTTTGAGAGATTCTTTCTTCAACTCAAAGGTTCGGATCTCTTCTTTGTGTCTACGGATTCTCTCTTTGATCAAACTATTCATCGAAGAGAAGATCTTGATATCCAAAAGTTCTTCTACAACCTCACGACGACTGGAGGTGGGTAGTTGCATAAAGGGAACAAATGAACTACTACCCAGGATCACAATCTGAGTGAATGATTTGTAGTTCATCTTGAGAACATTCTGTTCCAACCACTTCTGTTGATCTACTGCAGAGTGTGATTGGTCAAGTAACTTATCGTCCCTATAAATCTCAAATGTATTTGGTTTGATACCACGAACCACTTTCCAGTCAGTGTTATTCACACTGAACTCAATCTCAACCAAGGCACCCTTCTCGTTTGTAGAGTTGATCAGTTGTGCCTTATTGATCTTTCTAAATGCCTTTCCATACAAAGAAAAGCACAGTGCATCCAACACTGTACTTTTACCTGCACCATTTGTTCCAATGATAAGTGTAGTTTGATCTTTATCCAGATTGACTTCAGTAAACTGATTCCCTGTTGAAAGCAGATTCTTCCATCTAATCTTGTGAAATAGTATCATAGTTTGTAGTAGGAATCACGATATCATTGGGGGTGATCACGGTATAACGGTGATCATGAAGTTCACAGGTCTTGATCATCAAATCATCATCGATCTCAAGAGTCTTCATGGTTGGGAAACCACAGTCTTCTTCTAGTTGTAATGCAAACCGAGTTGCATCATCTTCTTCTTCAAATATGTAAAGGATCTTATCACCATCTTCGTCAGATACTGAATAGGCTCCTTCGGTTTCTCTTCCTTCGATTGTAATGATGTACATTATACCATCTCACAGGCTTCTTGGTAGATTTCTCTGATCAGGTTCTGAATGATCGACTTATCAAGTTCAGTTTCTGATTCCTCAATATATCTATCAAGAATAGAAAAGGTGTCTTCTGACTCTTCAACTTCGAAGTCTTCAGACTCTTGTATCTGGAAGTTCTCTACAATCTTCAACTCATACACATTGGATGAATAAAGTTTGTCGATATACTTTTCAAACTTCTTATGATCTGTCTTGTTACGAACAACAACCTTGACAATCTTGTTCTCGTATTGAGATGAATTCAAGAGTGCAGGATCATCATCATTGTAGTACAGAACATGGAAAAGAGTGTAAGGATTATCTACTGAAAAATGTTCAAGAGTTTCTGTATCAAAGACGGTGAATCCTCTCCGATCACCGACATCTGTCCAGAACATTTCGTATGGGTTTCCCAGGTAGAAGATCCGTCCATCATCCGATCGAGTGTGATAGTGACCGCTGAAGACCTTGGAGAACTTTGAATATAACTCGCTCTCATTACCATGATCCATGACGATTTGTCGATTAACTCTAAATCCGTTGAGCTCAAGGTGCCCCATCGCGACTGGGCAAGTAGAGTTTTGAATAAACCTGAAAGTACTTTCCTCATTTTCTTTGTTGATCCACGGGATGAATAATGTATCTAGATTACCAACGGTAACTTCAGATGCGGTATCGTAGACATATACATTATCATACTCACGGAGCAGAAGGTCTACCGCATTCACCTTATTGGTGTTTTTGTAATATGCTGTATGATTTCCTACAATGGTATGGACGGTAACGCCCATGTCCCTCAGACGATCATAATAATTGTCTTTTGCCCATGCCAGTGCAGAGAAGTCAATACCCTTTCTACTATCAAAGGTATCACCCATGTCAATCACAGTGGTGATACCATTCTCCTCTAGATAAGGGAAAAAGACATTGTTGTAGAACTCTAGGAAATAATCGTGAAAGATTTTAGAGTTCTTACGACACCCAAAGTGTTGATCGGTGATAATGGCGACTTTCATCAATAACGAAGTTTGGAGTGCACAGAGTCTTTGATACTATTGTAATCTGAGTAGTTACTACTGTCAAGATCGTTTGCGTCAAACACTTCGTCGAAGTTAGTCTTCTCAAGAATCTTGTTCTTGATTTCTAACTGTTTCTTCTCATGTTGAATCCTTCTCAGGAATGCATAGTAGATAATCTGAGTGAAGTATGCAAATGGATTCTTAGACTTCTCAGGACTGAAGTTATGAACGTATCTCACACAGTTCTCGATACCATCACAAATCATATCATCCTTGAACATGTAGTTCACGAAGTTTGGTTTGTATGATAGATGGTTTGCGATCTTCAGAAAACACTCACCAATGTATCTTGGGATGGGTGGTTTTGATTGATCATTCAGTTTTGCACGTTCTACTTCTGCAAAGTAGTTCTCAAGAGCTTCAAGAAACTCCTTATTATTAACGTAGTGTTCGGAGTTTCTTCCTCTTCTCATGGTCGTCATCGGTCGGATGGGCATATATCATATAAATCTCTCATACTATTATATCAGTAAAACAAATAGTTGACAAGGTCTCAAATGTTGTGTAGAATATCTTTGTTAAGGATGAAAGAGAGGCTGTAGCTTAGCTATTTTTATAGAGTTTCTCTAGAGTTTTCTTGGCATCTTTTACAGAAGATAGATAACCCATCTCTCTAGAAAGATCAGATTTATTCTCTTTGTTATTTTTTCTAAGATAATCCTCATAGTACATAATCATATCGATATTATTGTTCTCAGTCATTGTGAGAACATCATCCATATTAATTATGAGAAGATCTTCTTCTGTAGTTTTTAACCAAGGTTCTACCTTGTAACCAGTAACTGTTCCTCTAATTACAATCTCTTCAATCGTAATTGGATTAGAAAGTAAAAGAAGAGTTCTATCTTCTTCTACAGTTGCTGATGTTTTGCAAAAAATCTCTTCTCCACATTTTAGTTTAATTGTTGCGTAGAAATCATCTTCCATACACTACTCCTTAATATTGACGGTTGTAATGTCATAGTTAAATTGTTCAGAGACATAAGTCTTAATTCTTTCAATAAAATGATTCAATGTATAATTTTTTCTTGACCCTATGGTGAGGTCATCAGCAATATCATATAATTTTGCTTTAGTTTTATCTTTGCCCTTTCTAAGTACCCTACCAATAGATTGTAGGTTGCGGACTCTTGACTTAGAAGGAGATGCAAATATTACATTGTGTAGTTTTTTGATGTTGATACCTGTACTGAATGTTCCGTAAGATGCAACGATAATGGCATCATCTTCTCTTTCAGTAATTTCTCTTACCTGTTCTCTGTTTTCGGCATCAACACCACCATGAATGAAGAAAACTTTTCTATCACCTTTTACCTTGTTATTTATTAAGTCGTAAAGTATAGCTCCATGTTTTTCTACTCTTGCAAACAACACAAGAGTATTACCTTTTGTTCCTACAGAAAGATTTGAGATAAAGTTATTCCTCTTTTCATTACCAATGAGAAACTGTATCTCATCTTCATAAGTATCAAACTTCTGTGGTTTGTACTTCAATACCAGACATTGGATATCAAGAGATGCAAGATATCCTTCATCTTGTAGTTTCTTAGTTCCTGTTACCTTATATGATGGACCAAACAATCCTTCCAACACCCACTTGTGTGTTTGTGAACCATCTAATGTACCAGTGAAACCATATCGATACTTTGCATCAGCAAGTTTGTCCATGATACCAACCAAAGACTTACTCTTGAATAAGTGAGCTTCATCACCAATGACTACATCATATTCTTCAAAGAACTTCTTATCTAATTGATAGACAGATTGCCAGGTAGTAATCGTGACTTCATTAGTATTCACCCTCTCCCTACCAGCATAGATCCTATGACAATGGTTCTCTACATCCCAACCATAGGCAGAGAAGTCCTTATACATTTGTTCTACAAGTGATGTAGTAGGAACTACCAGTAGAATTCTATTCTTCTTTGCAACATGATATCTGACAACACAGTAAATCATAAATGACTTACCAGAACCAGTAGGACTGATCAATAATTTTCGATTATATCTCAGTGCATCATAGACACCATCTACTTGATAATCTCTTGGTTTAATCTCTGGTGAGATTGCACCCATGAAACCTTTGACACCTTCTTTGGTGACCATTTCATCAACTTCAAATGGTAACCCGTAAAATTTATTCTCTTTGAAATTGTATGAGTACCCTGAGTTCTCACAAAATGCAATGATCTTATCTAACAATCCGACGTATATTCTCTTCGTCTTCAGATTATATAAGTGCACATAACCATCCCAGTACCTGTTACGATACTGAGGCATGAACTTCTTATTAGGTACTTCAAAAGTAAATCTATCTTTTAACTCATGTTCTACATGAGGTTCTGTGGTGATTTTTAAATATACTTCATTTACCTTTTCTATGGTCAAATGAGACATAACATAAGGTTCAGTTATGTCTATTTATCACATGCTACTGAACTGGTGTTCTAAAACAATTCTATAGAAATGATCTCTCATTGCCTGGAGATCTTCTTGTTCGTGTGGAGGACCACCAGACCATTTCTCACATGCCTGAGAAAGACCTTTATGAATGATACGAACTGCCTCAATGGGTAGTTCTATTTGATAATAATCTTCTTCTTCCATTATCCTAGTCCTGAATTGAAACGCATAAACTCAATAGCATTCTTAATTTGATAAGTGCGATTGGTAATCTGTTTCAGTATACTCTCAATATAAACTAGCATAGTATCGTAATACTCAATTTTCAACGAAACTCCTGAGAGTTTACTATCTGCATCCAGATACTTTTGCATAGTTTCTTTATCTCTAATTTTTTTAGGGAATGGATTCTCAACATAAACATCAGGATCTGCTTTTCCACTAAAATACTCATATCGTTCGTGTCTAATATTTTTCCTTTGTTGTTCTGCTCTCTTCCTTAGAAGAATGACGTTGTTGTACATCTCATGATATTTTCCATGAAGAACGGGAATGTTCAAAGATTCTGTATGGAGATTGTCCATATCCATCTTTGAATCCTTTTCCCACATAGTCTGGATTGTTTCAAGGTCGATCATAAATTAACACTGACTACAGTCAATTTCACGAATATCGTATATAGTATACTTGAAAGAGACCTCTGCTGTAAAGAACTCTTCTGACTGTAATGTAGCATCAAATGTCAGAGTTGTCAAGTTGATAGGAAACAAATCTTTAAAATAAACCTTGAACTTTGGATTACTCAACTGATCAAGGATTGTAAGTGTACCATCAGAGTACAAATTCAGTTGACTTGCAAAAGGTTGACCATATTTCTCACCAACTGTTGGTTTATAAGGATCTTTCTCTGCCTGTAGATCATAGATCTCTTGAAGGCTCTCAGGGAAACCTAAACCTCTCAACCAGTTCTGGATCTCCATGTAGTTCTCAAGGTTGGCATCAACCAAGAACCTGAGTCTTAAGTCTTCAAACTCAAGTTGGTCACCAGGTAAGGGATTTGATTTAAGGTATGTGTTTTGAACAACCGTTGGTAATGTCACACCAGGTAGTGTAACCAGGTTACCATAATATGTGACCTTAGGTGCTCTTTGAACCTGGAATGAAAACCCACTAGGTGTCAGAAAGTTTCTGTTAGTTGGTTGACTACCAGGATCTGCCTTTGCTAGGTATGTCATCACTCAGTAACCACGGTGGCATTTGCAAGATGATTTGGTGTGTAGGAATGATCATTAAATGTCACAGTGACATTCTTTGCAGTATTTGCTTTTGTCTTGGTACTGAAGACTTTTCTATCATCGTAGTCGTCAGACCAATGATCTGCACTCACATAATAAACAACACCCTCTCCAAGTTTCTTAGGTGTAGTAATATGGTATGGCATATTAGTACGGACAATTATTAGTTATTTATCACAGTGCATAAAAAAGACCCCCCGAAGGAGGTCTGTATAACACCGTTATGGTGTGAGTGGCTCACATCAAGTTCTTGACGGCTACTCTTCTGTAGTAACGGTTGGAGTTGACACGGAGACGACCCAGTCCTTGAGTAGTTCCTTCTGCAAATGGGTTGGCGACCAAACCGTAACGGGTCTTGAAGCCGATCTTAGGCTGGAAGGAGTTCTCTCCAACAGCACGAACCATCTGAAGTGGGACATATGGACAATAGAACAGACCAGCGTCATAAGGTGAAGAACCCTTATAACCGACAACGTAGTACTGGTTACCACCAGCTGCGTTACCTGCGGTCAGGTTAGCCGAATATGGATCGATGTAGACACGGAACTTACCGTTGATTGTACCAGCGAAGGTGTTGCCAGTGTCGTCAACGTTCAGGTTAGCGTTCAGTGCTGGAGTGTAGTCCAGGATACCAGCCATGGTCAGTGCGGAGGCAACGTCTGCCGAACACATGATCATGTTGCCCTTTCCTCTACGAGTTCTTTGTG